GTTAAGAATGAAAATCGATTTCTTACATTTACTCCTAATACAATTAAGTATGCTGTTACAGAAAATAGCCCGTACGGTGATGAGATCAATAAAGCGAAGATTGGAGTAGCTATTCATATTGAATATATGATTCAAAATGGTATTTTAAAGGTTAAGAAATATACGTCTTCTCCGGAAGAGTTCTCACCGTCAAGTACAGTTTTTGTTTTTAATGTTTTAGCTAATAAACCTAAAAATGCTAAGTCGTCTTTCAGTAAATTACTACTCAAAGATGTACAAAAGAAAAAGAACCAAGTTTTAAAGTTAGCTGATAAGGTAGATTTTAGTTCTCTAGATGATTATACTGCTTTACTAAAGACATATATTAATTCTGAAATAAGAGCCGGTAGATTTCTAGAAGATACAGCTATTTCATCTGAAGAGTTCGTTAATTGGATATCGGGTAAGTTTGTAAAGGATATTGATAAACTAAAGAGCGAGAAAGGTAAAGCAAAGAAGACGGAGCAGATGAAAAGCACCCTATCAGCTCTTAAAAAACTTAAACCTTCTATTAAGAATGCATTTGAAATTACTAAAATTATTGCAAATCTTAAGAATAATCTTATTAAAATCTTTAACGAAATTACACAGAACGACTTATTAGGTACGTACCTTGAAGAAGCACCAGGGGAATGGCAAACGACAGCACCTGAGGGGTTCGCTCTTTCAAAAGTTACCGATGATGGAGCCCAAATTACGAAATTAGTTGATAGAGGCGAGTTTAGTCGCGCTAATTTCGGTACCGGTAAGCCAACTTCACCAGCAACTAAAGAAGATCAAGAGTCTTATATAACTAACCCGCCAGTTTTTAATAGAGGTGAAGGTACAAGATTACAAACCCATCCAACTGGTAGTAAAAAGCTTGGCAGTTTTAATGAAATGTATAAAATGTTAAATGAATTTGAAGATGCAGAAGACCTTACAAAAACAGTAGTTATATACCCAGGTAGATTTCACCCATTCCATAAAGGCCATGCATCAGTTTATAACAAATTAAAACAGCAATTTCCTACTGCTGATGTTTTTATTACAACAAGTGATAAACAAGAACCTAATAAATCACCATTTTCTTTTGAAGAAAAGAAGATAATGATGCAAAGTGCAGGTGTTGACCCAAATGATATTAAACAATCAACAACTACATATTCAGTTGGTGGTAAAATTGCTCCTAATCAAGCCTTAGAAGGTTACGATTTAGAAAAAACTAAAGTTATTTTTGCAGGTGGTGAAAGAGATGTAGGTAGATTTCCTGATGATTATTTAAACAACCCAGATACCCCATTACATTTTTATAAAGATAAAGAAAATTTAAAGTTTGTAAATGAAAATGGTAAATTAAATGGTTATTTAATGAAAGTTCCGACCGTTCAGTATAATGTATTAGGTGAACCTACTGGAGGTGCTACTGATATTCGTAATAAGTATAAAAATTCAGATGAAAAAACACGAAGAGATATTATTATGGACTTATACGGTTCAATGGATGAAGAAGTTAAAAGAATATTTGATAATAAGCTAATTTAAGCTCCTGCGTAACCAGTATTTTTAGCAGTTTGAGTATCGTCTAATTCATCAACTTCTACTCTATCTTCATCTGGATCTTGCTCGTCTTCTACATCAGCATCTAACTTATCATACTCTAAAGCATGATATACTGATGATAGGTAATCAGCAGCTTTAGTAATTTTTGAAGCTGTCCAACCTTCTAAGTTATCTAAATTACCTACCATATCAAATAATTTAGCAGAATATTCATTTACTTTGAGTAACTCAGCTCTTGCCATATCTAATTCACCATCATAATCATCCCCACATTCATCACAACCACAATCACTTTCACATTCACCTTGATCTCCTGCTTGGATATAAACTGTTTCTTCTTCTTTCTCCGCATCTTCACAATCTGATGAATCACCTTCATCATTAATCTTTAATACAACTACTTTAGAAGCAGTTTTTTGTGAACCTGGACCTGGTACATTTACCATTTTACCTATCATCGGTCCAAGACCTATATTTTCATTTAACGTTTTATATTGTTCAAAAATTAGATTAGCTTCATTATCCATACAATTATTTATTAAATAATTACATGACCTTCGACAAATTATATATATCTTTAATGGAAGCATATGAAGAAGATGCCGAATATAGAGGTAGAAAAGTTAAACTTAACAAACCTATGAGAGGAGATGTTAAAAAATTTAAAGTATATGTTAAAAATCCAAAAGGTAATGTAGTTAAAGTTAACTTCGGACACGGTGGTACGTCTGCTAAAAGACGTGGTGAAAAAACGATGAAAATTAGAAAGAGTAATCCGAAAGCTCGTAAATCTTTTAGAGCGAGACATAATTGCGATAACCCTGGAAGTAAGCTCAAAGCGCGATACTGGTCTTGCCGTGCTTGGTAATTTTTTATGATTATGAGTATTAAAACAGATATAAGAACCCCGGAGAACACTCTCAACTACATGAAATATGTTGAGATTGAAAATGATTCTCGATACCCCGCGGTAACAGGTGGTTTAGGTCAAGGTGTTTTCAATAAATCAGCTATATTAGTACAGCAGGTTGACCCGTTTAATACTGGTATTGGTAGTGGCACAGGTAACCAGGGGTTTATTGAAAAATTTGGCTCTAATCTCGATGTAGGTGCAAATTTAGAAACAATCTGGAATAATGGAGGTATATATACATATTTATCTTCTGCTTCAAGTCTTTATGTAGCACCGGTAGTTGGGGATCAAGGTGATGATGAAGCAGGTGGTATCGGTGCACGTACAGTTACTGTACAGGGGCTAGACGCGTCATATCATGAAGTTGAAGAAACAGTTACCGTTGTTGGTGCACCAACAACAACAAAATTTTTACGAGTTAATCGTGCTTTTGTTGAGACAGCTGGGTCCGAAGGTACAAATACAAAACCGGTTCTAATATCAACAGCAGCAAATGGTACTGGTACAATACTTGCTAATATTTCTACACACGGTTCAGGGGCCAATGAAGAGGGGTTCGGTCAAACTTTCCTTGGTCTTTATACTGTACCTGCAGGAAAGACTGGTTATTTGACACAATGGACGGTAGGAAGTTCTGGTACTTCATCGGTACAATCGTATTTCAGATATAAACCATTTACAGATGGTAATATTTTTAGAACACTTGATAATATATACTTCGTAAACGGTCAACAAGTAAAAGATTATAAGGTACCCCTTCCATTGGAAGAAAAATCCGATGTTGAAGTTCAAGCGTATAATGACGCAACCGGGGTCGCTATTTCAACATCATTTAATATTATTCTTGTCGATAACGAATAAATAATATTATGCCCTATGAAACAGAAAATAAAGAATATCAAGCTGAAAAATATTATGCAAAGTTCGGTGGTAGAGTAGTTGGTCCTTATGATACAGAAGAGGACGCTTACCATGATACTAAAGGAGATGTTGAATGGATCAAAAAAGGTCAAGATTTAAACGTTAAAAAAGAATCATTTAAGACATTTTTTGAAAATATAAGAAAAGGTGGAGCTGGTAAATCTCCTTATACAGGTTCAAGACCTCATAAAGATAAAAAGAAAGAGAATTCTAAAACTGAAGGTAGAAAGCCAGTTAAATCAGAGGATGAAGAGGCATCAAACTATATTGGTAAGAATATAGTATATGCAACTAAAGACACATCAGGTGGTGGTGCAACAAGTTTTACATCAAAGGGTAAAGTTGTCGACCATAACAAACAGTATGATGTAATTACTCTCGATAACGGGGTAAGAATTAATACCCATTTACATCATCGAAAAGATGATAATCTTTACCATAAGGGAGACTTTTATATTGATAGTTCAGTACCAGCTGAAAATGGTGAAGATAGATGTAAAAGAAAAGCTGATAGCGTATATGGTAAAAAGACTTCAGCATATAAATCAGGAGCAATTGTTAGATGCCGTAAAGGTAAAATTTGGAAAAAGAAATGAAATTCGACGATTTAGTTGATAATTATCTTACTGAAGCAAGCGATAGCTTACATAAATGGTTTAAACGCGGGGGTACTGATCCTAAAACTGGTAAAAAGTTTAGCGGATGGATAAACTGCAAAACAGGAGGACCATGTGGTAGGAAATCTAAAAAATCAGGCGGTAGTTACCCTGCATGCAGACCTACTAAAGCTGCTTGTAAAAAGATAAAGGGTAAGATGTATAAAAAGAAAAGCTCTAAGAGAGTTAATTGGAAGAAAAAAAAGAAATAATTAAATAATAATATGTCAGATACAGGAAACATACCACCATCAGGTCCAATTTCATTTTGTAATATACAACAAGTTGTTAAAAAACAAGCTAATTGCTCAACAACAATACCGGGTAATTGTTGTAGTCTCAATGAAATAGGTAGTGATATGTATTTTGGCAGAAATACACAATTCTTTTTTCCTGCAAGAGGTGATTTTGATAATGATAATACCTGCACTATAAAATTTACAAATTTTAGACAATCAAGCGTTTTAACAACATCTCTTTATGCTTGTGGTGAGCCATCATCAACATATAATAATTGTAACAATGCATGTATATGGGGTGATGTAGATGAAAGTACAGTAACATGTGGTGGTGGAGGTAGTGCTGCTAATGTAAAAAGGGTATTTGTTAATTTAATTGGTTCTAATCGAGCACCTATAACTAAAAACATTACCGTATCTAATTGTAAGTTTTGTTTTGAAGGGTTGAATGCTCCAAATACGTTTAGTGTTGTTGTTTGTGATCCTTATTTAAATATCAGTGGTCAAGCATCTATAATTAAGCAAGGTGTATCTATACCATACGGTAACCAAAATACCATTAATTACGGTACTTGTATTCAGACTCATTGTTGATAAATACCAATATCATGATATACGAGGAAATTGATATAAATCTATATGAAAAATATATTTTACTTACTGAGTATTATGACGATGGTGTTTTACGTAAATGTCATTTAACTCGTAATAAAAAGTATTTACCTAACACACTACCTGATGGTTTCGACAAATTCACCGATGCTAATTATTTTTATAATTTAGATTTGGAACAATTTGAAAGAATACCATGCCATAAAATTGATATTACCCACCATTTACCATATATAAAAATAAACGCTAAATCATTTTTAGAATATATAAATTTTAATAATACTGATGAAATAGATAAAATAAATGATGAAACGTATAAAAATATAAATAGTAGACTTACTACAATTAAACAAGCTATTAATCTAGCTAAAACGTTTACTACATTAAAAAATAGTGATATTGAAATATATAGAAAGTTATTTTGTAGTAAAATTCTAAATGAACATAATTGTTGTTTCAGTTTAATCTTTGGTTTATCACCTTCTCATTATGAAAACGGTGATATAAATGCAGAACTAGTTAAAAATAAATTTAATGAAATTTTAAATTTTTATAAAAATAAAGCTTTTGATAATTTGAATTTAGAATTAGAAGGTTTGAGTGATGATGAAATGGAAGAAATGGAAATTATCAAACAAATGATTCAAGATAGTGTTGACGAAACGATTGATAAATATAAAGACGTATCAAATCTTGTAGATCTTTTTGAAGATTGGCCAGCTATACTTTTACCGGCTCCGGAGTTTATTAGCAATAGTGAAAATGATACATCGTATCAAGATTGTTTATGGGCTTTTGATAAGAGTTAGGATGATCAAAGCAGAAAAGTATTTAGAAGAATTTTATAATAATTTTAAATATAAAGATAAAGATATAGTTTTTAAATTTCTTAAAGACTTCGGCAGTCATTTATATATTAAAAATTATTATAACGAACTTAGTTCGTTTAAATTTGATAATAACTTGGATAGTATTGAAATTTATAATAAAATTATTGACTTTTATTATAAAAAATATACTAAAAATTTAAAACAGTATACTGTATCAGAGAGGATTGAATCAATATATAAAATTAACAAGGCTCAACGAAATAAATTAAAAAAAGATAATTTTATTATAGATTATATATTTGATGATAGAAATACTGAGTTTAATTCAAAGACTAAAAATTATGAGTTTAGAAGAAAACAAAAAAAACTAACTAATACGTTAAAAAATATTACAAAAAGAAAGTTTATTTTTTTTTATAAAAGCGGTAATCATAAATACAGAAATAATTGGAATAAACAAGATAAGTTCGGTGTAGATATCTTAAATTATTGTCTAATGTACGGTATATTAAAAAAAATGATCGACAATAGATTATTAAAAAATTTTAATGAATTAGAAATAACCCCAACTTATCATAGAAATATACCTGATATATTTAAAGTTTTAAATTATAATGTAAACTTTTATAATAAAAATGAATTTATTAGCAATGTATGTCAGTACAGTAATACTTTATACCCATATGGTATGGGGTATGAATCTGCTTGTTGCTATACAGTAAATTTAGTATGTTCGACCATATATCTACAAAAACAATATGTTTCAAAATGGCATGATTATATACATTTACCTTTTTATTTTAGTAAAGGTAAGATAATAGATGGTAAACAAAATACAGATGGTGGTTACGATAACGATGATACTGAATTATACGGTAAATATGGTCTTGTTGGTCATAATTATTATGAAAGAGTTAAAAATGTTTCTAAAAATAGAAATATTGATACTCTCTTTAAAACGTTTGTTGAAAAAATTATAGAATTAGATAACTATATATGTGTGTAGTAATTTAAAGTATAATATTTTTATTGGTTTGGATGAACCTAGTGAAATTTCTTTTCAAAAATGTAAAACAAGTATTTTAAAGCAGAATACTAGATATAATATATCAATACATGCAATAAACTATAATACTGTTAAAGAGTATAATAGAATTAAAGATAAATATGAATCGACACAGTTTGCATTTGCTAGGTTTTTTACACCATTTATAAGTGAATATAATGGGGTTAGTATATTTTGTGATGGTGATTTTCTTTTTATAGATTCTATAGATAATTTATTAGATTTATATGATCCAAAGTTTGCATTGCAGTGCTGTAAGCATGAATATAAACCTACTAACCTTACAAAAATGGATGGTAAACGTCAAAGTATCTACCCAAGAAAAAATTGGAGTAGTTTAATGATTTTTAATAATGAACATCCAAAAAATAAAACCTTAAATCCTGAAACAATTAACAATCAATCTGGAGCTTTTTTACATAGATTTAAATGGTTAGAAGATAGTGAAATAGGGGATATACCTATTGAATGGAATTGGTTAGTTGGTTATTATAAAGAAAAAGGTTCTTTTAAACCAAAAGCTCTGCATTTTACTGACGGAGGTCCTTGGCTAGAAGAATATAAAGATTGTGAATTTAGTAAGGTATGGTTAGATTATGAGTAATACATTTTTACAAAAAATAAATAGTAATAAAGATCCTAGATTTAATGAAGCTTTACAATTAGAAAATTTTGGAACAACAATAAATTTTCAAACTATTTTTATATGTAATTTAAATTGCTATTTTTGTAGAGGTTCGATAAAAAATATCGATGAACTTAGTAAAACACAAACTATGTCTCAAAGTAATTTTGAATTATTTGTAAACAAAGCTACTGATTATGGTATAAATCATATACAAATTACACCGGCGGTTGGTGAACCTTTTTTAGATAAAAATATTGAAGATAAAATTTTATTTTTAGAAAATAATGATAAAATAAAGTATTATATGATAACAACAAATTTAACCCAGTTAAAGGAAAAACATTTAGAACTTATTAAAAAATGTAAAAAATTGTATTTAACTGTATCTATATATGGTTATGATAAAGAAAGTTATATAAAAAATACAAATAGAGATAGATATGATAAATTTGTATTAATGTTCGATAAAATAGGTGAGATTTTTTTAAAAAAAGAAACTAAAAGTTTATTAGAATTAAACATACGTTGTGAAAAAAACTTTGATGAAAATTTTCCTAAAACAAAAATGTATTATAAAATACATAGACTACTAAAAAATAAAAATATAGCTGTCAATACAGCAGAAGTATATAATACAAACAGAGCTGACAATTTAAAAGATTTTGAATATGTTGAAAGGAAAAAAAATGGTATTTGTCCTTTCGGTCCCGGTGACGGTGGTGGGGTTTTACCAAATGGTGATTTCTTATTTTGTGCATTTAATGATTTGGAACAAAAAGGTAAAGTAGGTAATTTATTAACGCAAACTTTAGAAGAAATTTATAATAGTCCATTATGGTTAGAGGTTGTCAATAATCAAAAAAACAATATATATGAAGGAATTTGCGCAAAATGTTCAGAGACTTGGTAGATAAAAATGTTATCACGTTTACAGTGGATGAAAACTACCTACCGTTTGCAAAGATTTTGGTAAATTCTATTAAAAAAAATTCACCACCCATATCAATATGTGGTAGGTTTGTTAACTGTTCTTCTGATAAATTAGAATGGTTTGAAAAAAACATAATTGTTATAAGAGATAATAAAAACTTATCAAAAAAGAGAAATTTAAAAACTAAACAAGGTTTATACGCTACTGATGATTTTGTATATGAAAATAAAACCGATATTAAACCGATAAAATTATTTTATAGCGAATTAATAGCATATTGTTCTAATATCAAATTTGATACTATATTGAAATTACTCAAAGCCGGTGTTAAAAATACTTTATATGTAGATGTGGATAGTATTATTCGAAATGATCTTACAAATCTTTTTAAGGATTTAGATAATTATGATTTTTGTTTTTATAAAGATATACCATATTCAGAACAATTTGATAATGGTAGATTAAATGGTGCTGATTTTTTATATCATGGCGGTTTAATCGGTATTAATAACAACCGAAACTCTTTAAATATAATTGAAAATATAAACGAAATTGTACAAAAAGAAATTTTTGATTGGGATATAGATGAACGTGTTTTACCATATATTATTGAAAATAGTGTAAAAATATTAGAAGTTGATAAAAAATATAAAGATGAAGATCTAAATGATAATTCAATATTATGGTCTGGCTCTGGTAAAACAAAATTTAATAATAATAGGTATATAGATGAATGTAAAAAATATAAATGATTTAAACAAAGACAAACTTACTATTGTATGTTCAACAAATCAAAAATACATACAGTATGTAAGACCGTTCTTCAATTCATTAGAAAAAAATAGTAAAAATTTAAATGTTGTTTTAAGATTGGTTAATTGCAATGAATTCAATAATGAATATAAAAATTTTAATCTTTATAAAATTTATGATTATAAAAATTTTAAAAATAAAATTATTACTAATTATGAAGATTCGAAAAAAATGAATTATATTGAATTGAAAGAAAAAATAAAAAATGGTAAATTAGGTAATCCTATTTTTAAAAGAGATGAAGGTGTTTATTGTAGTAATATAAAATTTAAAACAATTAATTTATTAATAGGTAATGGCTTTAAACATATTTTATATCTAGATGTTGATACTATAGTTAATCATGATTTCAATTCAATAATACCAGATTCAAAAAATTATGACCTTGCAATGTTTGTAGATAAAAATGATATAAATTCATACACAACAAAATATGGTGAAAAATACATGGGTTGGAATGCTGGTTTTATGTATATCAATAATACTAAGCTTTCAAAAAAATTTTATAAAATACTCGAAGAAAGAGTTACTGAAGATATTTTTAACATCGAAGCTGATGAAGTTGAATTTCAAAAATTATTATCAGAAATTGATATTAAAATATTATATGTTGGTAGAAAATATAAAGATAATGGTCCTCAATATAATGATAATAGCTATATGTGGAGTGGACAATCAGATGAAAAAATTGTAAATACTATGTATAGAAATAAAATTAAAGAGTATAATGAAACTTCATCAAAATTATTTACCGGAAACACAAAGAAAACAAATATATGATTGGATTCATAATAATGAATATTTGGATGATGATTATAACGGTAAAAGATGTTTTGCTGTAACATATAAAAAAGAAGATTTACCTGATTTTTTAAAATTTGTTATAACAGGTAATTACAACATATACAACTTTGTTGGTTTTTATACATTGCAAAATGGTTTTATTGAACCGCATATCGATACCGATTTATTTGATAGAGTTAAAGAAGAATACGGTAAAGATTTTATGATTTTTTTACCAGAAACAGAAGTATATTATGTTGATATTTGTCCGGTTATGAAAGGTGGAGAAATAATTGTTGATAATGTTGAATTCAAACCAAAAACTAATAGTTCAATAACATTACCTAAAAAAACTGAACATAGTGTAAATGCTATTTTAGAACAAACAAAATATAGAACTACTTTAGTTTGTGAAAAATATTTTTTATTAAAAAAATATTTAGATAAATTAGATACTCCATGGTTTCATAAAGGTTAACTATTATAATTTTAATATGAATAATATAGCTATTATCGGTGGTTCTGGATTTATTGGTTCATATACCAAAAATGAATTAGAAGAACATGGTTATAATGTTACAACAATTGACGTTAATAAGACCAGTGATATTAGTATTGATGTGTTAGATTTCAATAACTTAAAAAAAGCTTTATCCACTAAAAACTTTAATGCAGTTTATATGTTTGCTGCAATATCCGATAGTAAAGAAAACCATATTGACATAAAACATGCAGTAAATACTAACATAATGACCTTAACTAATACATTAGATGCTATGTATGAGTTGAATATACCAAGAATTATATTTTCATCAACCGTTTGGGTGTATAGTGTGTGTAATAGTATTGAAGTTGATGAATGTTCTAATTTATCTATTAGTAATAGTGAACATATATATACTACATGTAAATTAACATGTGAAGCTATAATTAGAAACTATCAAAAAGTTAAAAATATTGATTTTACAATTTTAAGATATGGTATTGCATATGGACCTGGTTGTCACCCTGATACTGTAATGTCTAAATTTATTAACAATGCTATAGATAAAAAACCATTAATGGTTACAGGTGATGGTAGTATATATAGAAATTTTTTATATGTAACTGACCATGCCAGAGGTAATAGATTAGCTTTATCCGATAAAGGTAAAAATGAAATATTTAATTTGGAAGGACCTCAACCAATAAGTATTAAAAATGTTGCAGAAAGAGTGCAAGAATTACATGGTCAAAATGTTAAAATTATATATACTGGTGAAAGGCTAGGAGATTATAAAGGTAAGATAGTATGTAGTTCAAAAGCAAAACAATTATTGGGTTGGGAACCTAAAGTTAACTTTCTCAATGGTAGTAAATCTCTTTACAATTATATAAAAAATGAGAGCTGATTGGACTAAACCATATTATGATAAAATATGCGACCTTAGTACAAATATTTGTCATGATAACTATAATATAAATGTAAAGTTTGATTTAACTAAATATAATGACCCATTTTATAGTTATGATATATTAAGTAAGTTTTATAATATAGATGTTAAAAATATTACTATTGGTTTAGGTTTAAGTGAACTAATTACTAGAGTATTACAATTTATTAAAAGACAAAATATGTCTTTAACGGTATATGGTAAACCTACATGGCAGTTAGTTAGTTTACTTCAAGCAGAATACGGTATACCTAAAGGTAATGATTTTGTATATATTGCATCACCTAATGGTAATACCGGTAGTATTGAAAATATACAACCTTTATTATTAAAGTATAAATACATTATTTTGGATGAAGCATATGCAGATTTTTATAAAGATGATATACAATTTTCTGATAGGATTATAACACTAAAAACTTTATCCAAATCTTACGCTTTACCAGGTGCTCGATTTGGGTATGCTTTCGCTAATAAAGAAATTACTGAAGAACTTCAAAAATTTAGACCAGGTCATATAACTATAGGTAATATAGAACAATATTTACCATTTATTTTAAATGATATTAAACTACATGTAGAACGAATGAATGAGACGAAGCAGTTTTTAATACAACAAAAATTATGTGATTATAGTTACGGTAATTATATTTTATTAAATGATGTGGATGTGTTTAATTCTATTAAATTAAAAAACAATAGAATGTCCTTAACTAATATTGATTTTATTAAAAAATGTCTAAAGAAGAATTAAGATTTAAGCAGCAAAAAGTTAATAGTATGCTTAAAAGTGTTCAAATTAACTCAACGGAACTATGTAATAGAAAGTGCGTTTTTTGTCCAAGAAGTGATCCAAAAACTTATCCAAATAGTAACAAGCATATATCACTCGATACTATTGAAAAATTATGTAACGATTTAAATGATATAAATTTTAATAATAGAATAGGGTTTGCTGGTTTCGGGGAACCTCTTTTACATAAAGATATTTTTTCTTGTATCAGTAAAGTAAAAGAACTTATACCAAATATTAAGTTTTTAGAGATAGTTACAAATGGTGATAAATTAAATAAAACTACCATTAAAAAATTATATGAAAGTGGATGTAATGTTATATGCGTGAGTATGTATGATAAAGATAAAACAGAATATTTTGAGTCTTTAAAAGAAAATATACCTATACAAATGGTTTACTCTCATAATTATAATAAAGATGATAACTATAATATTAATATTGTTAATCGTTTGGAAATAATTAAAAAGCAAGGATCAGGTAATAATAACCCATGCTATATACCTTTTTATAAAGCATTTATTGACTGGAATGGGGATATATTATTATGTGAAAATGATTGGTCAAAAAGTGTTAATTTTGGAAATATACAAAAAACTAAATTTAAAGATATATGGTATGGGGATGATCTTAATTTATATAGAAGAATTTTAATAGAAAAGAGAGGAAAATATCCTTGTAGTAATTGTAATGCATGTGGAACCCTTCGAGGTATTGAATCAGTAGAAATATTTAAAAATAGTTTTTGATTTATAGGATTATACATGTATAATATTAATATGAGTGTATTAATTATAGCTCCGCATGCGGATGATGAACTACTTGGTGTAGGTGGTACAGCTCATAAGTATATCAATGCAGGTAATGATGTACATGTAATAATATGTGGTGTAAGAAAAAATGATGATGGTATTCAAATAGAGAAAGCTACAAAAGATTTTACATCTGTTCATATTTTACCATTTCAAGACGAATCGTATAATATTATAAAAAATAAATTATTAAAAAGTGTTGAAAAAATATATAATGATTTGAAACCGAATATAGTTTTTATCCCTAATAAAGATGATTTTAATATGGATCATAAAACTGTTTATGAAATATGTGAAGTTGTTTTAAGAAGATATCAAGAACATTCACCTGATAAGATTTTAATGTATGAAGTACCATCTTCTACTACACAATCATTTAACAACAACTTTAAGTGTAATTATTATGAAGAACTTTCATTGTATAATATAAATTTTAAAATAAAACGTTTTGGTGAATATAAGAACGAAGTTAGAGAGTTTCCTAATCCTAGATCATTGGATGGTATAAAAACATATGCAATGTTTCGAGGTATGGAATGTAACACAGCATATGCAGAGGGGTTTAATTTAATATATCATAAATCATGAAAACAGTTTGGGAAAATATAGATAAATTTGAAGAACTAATTGCTGAATACGCTGGTAGTAAATATGCTATAGCAGTTGATAGCTGCACTAATGCACTTTTTTTATCGTTTAAATATTGTAAATTAGGTAATGACTCTGCCGAGTTTGTTGAAATACCAAAACGTACCTATGTTTCTGTACCTATGCAAGCCATACATGCAGGTTATAAAGTAAAGTTTGTAGATAAGTCTTGGTCAGGTGCCTATACAATCGGTAATGTGCCAGTTGTTGATTCAGCTCAGAGATTTTACCCACAAATGTTTATAAAAAATACATTTTATTGTTTATCATTTAATTTTAAAAAAATATTATCAACTGGTAAAGGTGGTATGATTTTAACTGATGAAAAACATGCTGCAGATTGGTTCAAACGCATGCGTTATGATGGTAGACCTTCTATATATTATAATGATATGTTAAAATTACCAGTTGAGGAAATTGGTTATCATATGTATATGTCACCTGAACAAGCAGTTACAGGTATACAAAATTTCTATGCTATACCTAAAGAAAGAAATAGTGATAGTGCATGTAGTGATGATTACCGAGTAGATCTATCTAAATTAGATTGTTTTGATGAAAGTAATAGTATTAGGTAACGGAAACGCAGGTAGTTATATATTTAACTATCTATCCAAACAGTTTAATTGCCAATCTTTTTGTAGAAGAGATTTTGATGCCATTACAACTGATTTTAATTTTTTAACTTCAATACTAAAACCGGGTGATGTTGTTATTAACTGTGTGGGTATTTTAAAACCAAAAATAAAAGAAGTTGGTAAAGAAAAAACTTTTATAATAAATTCAGGTTTTCCTAATTCATTAAATGAAATATGTGAAACGTATAATGCTCATTTTATTCAAATATGTTCTGACTGTGTATTCAAAGGTGATAAAGGTAATTATAGTGAATATAATAAAACAGATGCAACTGATGTATATGCATTATCTAAAAAATTAGTTAAAAGAGGTACAATAATTAGAACATCTTTTATTGGTCAATATAGTGGTCTACTAAAATGGCTCTTTGAAAATAAAGGTAAAGAAATTCAAGGTTACGATAACTGTATATGGAATGGGGTAACTGCTTTAGAGTTAGCTAAGTATATACAGAATATTATTTTAGATAATAGTTTTTGGAACGGTGTTAGACATTTACATAGTCCGGAAAAAATATCTAAATATAATTTATGTAAATTGATATCAAAAATATATTCTTTAAATATAATTGTAAAAAGAACATTAACAGATAGTATTGAAGGTCAAAAGGTTGATAAAGTTTTAGATAGATCTCTTGCAACTAAATTTGATTTAAATGTTAAACCGTTAGAAATACAATTAAATGAGCTTAAAGAATTCGATAGTAAATAGTCATAATGAATGGGATCAACTTGAAGAAGTAATCGTTGGTAATGGTTTTCCTACAGACCTACCATTACTTGATTATTCCTTTAAATTATTTTTTCATGAAAATTTATATAACGGTAAACATTATGAATTTGGTAATCAAACAATTAATAAAAAACATTGTGAAGAGCATTCAGAAGATCTTGAAAAATTTGTCGATCTATTAAAAACTTTAAATGTTATAGTTAAACGACCTAAAAAGCCAAATCGTATATGTAATGTAAAAACACCTGTATTTGATAGTACAATACACCCCGCTTTAAATGTAAGAGATATGGCTATGGTTGTAGGGGACACGATTATTGAATCACCACCGACATGTAGATATCGATATTTTGAAAATAATTTATTACATCATTTATTTTTAGACTATTTTAAAAAGGGTGGTAAGTGGTTACATGCTCCAAAACCTTTAATGACTGATAATAGTTTTGATTTATCCTGGATTGAAGAATCTACCGGAAGACAACACTATAATGATATAAAGCAAAAAGAAAATTACTACGATTGTGGTTATGAAATAATGTTTGATGCTGCTAATTGTATGAGATTAGGTAGTCATATATTAATGAATGTTGTTAATGAAAATCAAAGGTTAGGTGCACAATGGCTTCAGAATACTTTAGGTAATAAATATAAAATTTTAACTGCCCCGCTTGCAGATTCTCATATCGATTCTTCTTTTTTACCCCTTAAACCAGGTCTTGCTATAATAACAAAAGAGTTTATTAGAGATAAATTACCGAAAGAGTTACAAACATGGGATCTTGTCTATATACCTATGAGAGAGCGTAGTAAACAAGAAATAGATAAACAATGTATAAAACTTGCTTCACCTAGAATAGAATTAAACGTTTTTAGTATATCGAAAGAATTAATTGTATGTCATCCTCAATATGAAAAAGTTTTAAATTATAAACTTAGAAAATATAATATAGAAGCGATAGGTACACCTTTTAGACACTGCGAAATTTTTAGCGGCGCTCATCATTGCACTACTTTAGATATAAGGAGAAAAAGTAAATATGAAAACTATTTTGAATAACGCTATTACATGTTCAACTGATTATAACTACGTTAAATATCTGTATCCATTTTTAGATTCCTTAATCGAAGTTAAAGTTAAAGCAGATATTTTTGTTAGGGTAATAGATTTTACTAGTGAACAACTTCATGAAATAAAAACTAAATATAAAAATATTAATATTATTGAAGATAACCCATTAATTAGTAATAAAAAGACACTTTTAAAAACTAAGGAAAAAATTATATTGAATCATGTATATAAAATTAAGAACATTTTAGATGTTAGAAAAATTTTATATAGTCCAAGAAGTTTTTACACGTGTCATTCAAGATTTTTATCAATTAATGAACTTTTAAATAAGAATTATAATGTTTTATCGTTAGATGTAGATACCATAGCTCTTAAAAATTTCGATGACGTGTTTAATTTAAACCATGATCTACTGACTGTAAAGAGCGAGTCTAATAGTGATGTTTTTAGTAATGAAGGTTTTCTTTTATTTAAAAATACAAAAAATAATAAAACTTATATCGAGAAAATTATAAATTATATTTTTACGGAAAATAATTTTACTGATTGGGATGCTGACCATTACGCTTTACATAAATTTAAACCTAATAATATTGATATACACTTACTTGAGGAAACTTATAAAGATAGAAAACATTTAAATGATTCAATAATGTGGACCGGAGATGCAAACAACAAATATAACGAAAAATTTACATTACACTTGGAAAAATGAAAATATACCTGAAAAATATTTAAAAAATATTGATTCATGGAAAAAAAAATTACCTGGTTGGAATTTTATATTTTGGGATGATAAAAGTATTGATAGTTTATTAAAAAATGAAAAAATAAAATTTAAATCAAAAATTGAAAAGATTGATTATGCAAAATATTATATCATATATAATTTTGGAGGTTTATATATAGATATCGATGTTAAACTATATTCAAATATAGAAGAATTATTAATTAGTAATGATTGTATATTTTTCAAAGAAAAATTTGAAAAAGGCATAGAGTATTATGGACCTTTTTTATTATATGCTAATAAAAAAGAAACTCTTTATAAAGAACTACTACTATATATAAAAGCTATTAAAAAAATTGATAATATTAAAAATATAAAAACCCAGACAATTGAAGTATTATATAGTACAGGACCGCTAATGCTTAACAATTTTCTTAAGAATAAAAAAATTACTGGTTATGATGTTAATACTTTCAGTAAATATGGTAAACACTACCATGATGGTAATTGGTTTAATAAAACTACCTTAAAAGATGAATACATATAATATATTTGAAAAAAAATATTACCTTTATAAATAGATTATTATGGAAGAAAATAATATTACATTACTAACAGATCAATACAATGCTTTTCAAGAAGAAATTGAAAAGTTTAACGAAAAGGGTGTTGCAGCAGCTGGTACTAGAGCTAGAAAAGCTCTTCTAGAAATTGCAAAGCTTACAAAAGTTATTAGAAAAGAAATTCAGGATGTAAAGAATACAGGTAAAGCATAAATAATAATGTGATTAACTTTAAAACATTTTTTGAATCCAACAAACCTCTTGGTTTGATTGAAACTATAACTTTTAAAGAATTAGGTCCCATTGAAGCTAAAGTTGATAGCGGCAATGGGGCTTATAATGTTTTACATGGATTACCTGTAGAAGGTGATAAGTTCAACACTAATGTTGGTGAAGAAATACCATTTAAAACTGTTAATGATAAGATATTAACGAAACCTGTTGTTGAATTAATTAATATCAATATCGGTTCTGGTAATATTGAAACTAGACCAGTTGTAGAGTTTGATATTGAAATTGGTGATAAAAAATACCCAGCTACTAAATTCTCTATAGGTGATAGAAAAGAAAACGAGTATAAAATACTCGTTGGTAAAGATTTCATCGAACAACTTGGCGGTTTGATCGATGTAAGTGCTGAAGGTAACCTAGATTAATTATCTTAAACCTGTAGTTTCAAATACATCTCTTGCAACACCTGCTGAAAAGCCTCCTTCAACACCTTTAACTATAACTGATATAGCATTATGGCTATGAAGACTCTCATTATGAGAAGCTACAATCTTAAAGTCTTTAATACGAGATTCATTATTAAGCTTTTCATACATTAAACGTACTGCATCTTCTACAAACTTTAGATTTGAACCATTAAGTTCGGCAAATGCTTGCTCATCTTCTCTCTTAACCATAACTTGAGTTTCAGTTTGTAAAGCAGCTAAGCATAACTCTTGTATATCTTCCACCCATAACATATCATCAAACTTAACACTAACTCTTGCAACACTACGTTGACTATGAGGTACTGTAGCACGATTACGATACTTTTCAGCATGCTCACTTAATTCAAAACTACAAGGACATGCAGATGAATACACAAAATCAAAGTGAATATACTTCTTAAACTCACCATCTTTAGTAAGATCACCTTCAAATACTACATCATAATATTGATAACCTTCTAAACCACTACGTAAACTAGTTTGCTTAATAGGATATGAAATCTTAAGCATAATTCTCGAATCAAAGCATTTAAGATTTTCTCTATAAGACTCTAATACATCTTTAATATTATTAATACTAAATAGATCATCCTTATGGTCATAAAAACTTCTCATAATACGGGACATATTAATACCCTTCTTATGAGCTTCTAAACTAACACTACCAGTTACACTAGTTTCAAGATTAATAGTCTTACCATCTCTCTTCTTATAAGTAAGAGGTAACTTGAAGTTATGTATACCTACTTGTTGGATAGGTACTGCAGCACCTTGAATTAAACTTGATGGACCGTTTTGTAAATCAGGTAATGATGAAATATATTTTCTATCAGCTTTAACTTTATTATCATAAACTCTAATAGGAGGAAAATAACTCTTACTATATTCTTCACCCATTAGTTCTTTTGCAATAATATCCTTCTCACCGGTAAGTTCACTCTCACTTACATCATCACCTAACCATTCGTAACTTTTATTTTTTTCGGACATATATCTATTATACTATATAGATTAAATATTTCAATGACCGATAAAGAATTATTTGAAAAAACTGAAAAAGTTTTTAATCTTAATAAAAAAAATCCTATTATAGAAAATGTTTATAAAAAGGGTAATTTTAAACAAACTCTTTTAGAATGGAGACGAAGTAGTACATCGCCGATCCGTAGTAATTATGGTGATAATACTGTTAGTGCTGCGAAAGGGTTAGGTAGGGGTGCAACAAACGCAGCTCAGCTAGCTGGTCAGGGTATAGGAACAACAGCTAGAGGTGTAGCTAAAACAGCAGGTGCGGTAGGAAGAGGATTGGGTAAGTTTGGTAAGTTTTTAGATCGTATTACACCTGGTACTAATACTAATAGAAGAAACAAAGCTGAGACCAGAAAACAAGAAGCCCAAGCTAGGGCTGAACAACTAAAGAATATTCAAATGCAACAGCAAATGATGTTCGGTGGTGGTGAATCTAAACCAGGTCCAGGAGGTAAACCAGGTCCAGGAGGTAAACCAGGTCCAGGAGGTAAACCAGGTCCAGGAGGTAAACCAGGTGGCGGTGTAATAAAAGATCCTTTACCACCAAAATCTCCTGCAGGTAATAATTCAAGAGAAAATTTATCTTTATATTTTAATAATTGGATTAAGAAGTTAGGTACTGCATCGAATAAAGATGAACAAATTAAATTAACAAAAGAATTAGTTAATACTGTTGCAGATAGAGGTGATGATAATAATTCACAAGCAGCAATCAGTGTATTGCAAAGACATGGTCAAAATATTGATCCTAACGTAAGAAATGCAGCAATGCAAAGACTTAAAGATAGAGTTTATATGGAAAAGTCATTCTTTAATTGGTTTGAGAGCATATTAGCTGAGCATTGTATAACTTTATCAGAGATTGGTTTTAAAACAACGTTAAATGAAAGTTTTAAAAATCATGTTATACTAATACCAATAAATAAGACGTCATTCGTGGATATAGTAAAAAAATATAGATAATTATCTCGTCCCTTCCCTCTTATCTAAAGATATTATAAAATTATTTTTTTTGAAGTCAACTATTATTTTTAAAAAAGTTGATTTTTTATAAATTGTTATCATAATAATAATATGAGATATGTATCAACAAAGATTATACCGATGGGTAGTACAGCCTTTCGTCAGTGGAGAGCAGATAGTCATTGTAAGTTAATTCATGGTTATAGATTGCAATGTAAGTTATGGTTTACAGCAGATCAATTAGATGATAAGAATTGGATTTATGATTTCGGTGGTTGTAGAGAAATTAAAAAACTTTTAGAAAATCAATTCGATCATACAACTGTAGTAGCTGCTGATGATCCAGAATTAAATACATTTAAGTTGATGTCTGATAAGGGCATGATTGATTTACGTATTGCTGAAAAAGGTGTAGGTATTGAAAGAACTGCTGAATGGGTTTATGAGACAACTAATAAATTTGTAACTGAACAAACTAATAACCGTGTAAGAGTTATTAAAGTAGAGGTCTGGGAGCATGAAGGGAATAGTGCAATTTATGAAGAGAGTCTCGGTGATATTACGCTACAGATTCAAGATAATACAGAGAAAGAAAATGTAACTGCAGTTGTAGAAAATACAGTTACTGAAATTCCTCAAGATAAACCAGTAAAAGAACAAACTTATGCAGCACCTTTACATAATAAAGTAACGCAAGGTTTAGGTAATCCATTTGAAGGTACGTCGTGGGGTTAGGAGATATATATCAAAACAATATAAATAAAAATCCAATTAATCAAGCGGGTATATCTAGTGGTATACCCGCTACCCGTGAACGAGATCCTCAACAAGTAAAACTTGAACAGGATGTATTTGCAAAAATGCGATCAGTTATACCGCAACCAAAAAAGGAAGATGTAAATTCTCCGATAGTAAATGTACAACCAATCGGTTTAGAACAAGCTTTAAAAGAACTTTTAAATGGTGTTGAGTCTCTCGACGATAAATCTTAATATCTCACTTCTGACAATATCTTCTTCGTTAAATTTAAAAGTAGTTATACCATTTTCATCGCAAACAGGATCATCAAATGCTTTGAATATATTCATGAAACCGCTTTTTTCACCAATATCAGCTTGATATGTATCACCTACAACAAGATATTTACTATTTTCACCAAATCTAGTTAAAATAGTGGTTAACTCTGATTTAGTCATATTTTGAGCTTCATCTATAATAACGCAAGCATTTTTAAATGTTAAACCTCTAGTAAAATTAACAGGTATACATTTAATATAACCTTTATTCATTAAGTTTGAACCTGCTCCTGCTGTAGTTATCTCTTCAAGTTTATCTACTAAAGGCATTGACCATGGAGCGAATTTTTCTTCTAACTCACCTGGTAACGCACCCATACTACGTGAAGCACTTTCAACAATAGATCTAATATAGATAATATTATCTATTTGTTTTCTGTTTAGCATTTTTAATGCAGTTAATACTGTGAGGTAGGTTTTAGCTGTACCAGCTGGTCCGTCAATCATACACATTCGCGTATCTTGCTGCAATGCTTTCACTAAAAATTCTACCTGATTCGGTGTTAATTTGTAGTCTTCGTTAATTTTGAAGTCGAGATCCCAGTTTTTTTCACTGTTAATATCGACTGTATTTTTAAGAGCAACATCATCTGATGACACTTGTCTCTTAACCGCTTTTACTCTTTTACGAGTAGGTGTTTTTTTCGGCATACAAATATTTATATATTTATACCGGTGTAAAATACCTGGAATTTTTAATGTAATTTTGATTAAATATAATACTCAAGCTTGATAATTATAGGGAACTATGTTATAATATAGCATATGAGTAACGATATTTTATCTTTAAGTAATGATCATGTATTTTATACCGTAGAAGGTGAAGGTAAGTACATTGGTTGGCCGTCTGTTTTTATGAGAATGGCTATGTGTAATTTAACATGTCAAGGATTTGCTTCTCCTGATTCACCTCACGGTTGTGACTCTTTTGTATCATGGTCTGTAAAGAATAGATATACTTTTGATGAACTTAATAATTTTTATGCTAATAATGGGTATGATAAAGAATTAAAAAGAGGAGCTATTCTTAAGATTACAGGTGGTGAACCTCTCTTACAGCAAAAAAGACTTCTTATGTGGTTAGAGACGTTTGTTGAAAGATTTGGATTCAAACCTCGTATCGATTTTGAATCTAATAGTACTTTAAAGCCTAAAGATGAATGGTATGATTTATATGATGCGACATTTACCTTATCTCCTAAGATGAGTAATAACGGTGACCCTGAAGACCGTCGATACAAACCAGATGTAATTGCTCATCATAATGAAAAGGGAGAATGTTTTAAGTTTGTTATTGATTCAGAAGATGATGAAAAGGAATTGTTTGAAAAATATATTGATAACGGGTTAGTAAACCCGGAAAATGTTTGGTTGATGCCTTGTTGTGGTAGTAGAGATGAGCATACTGCGAAATCTGCTATGGTAGCTGAGTTGTGCAAAAAACATAATTTTAAATTCAGTCCACGTCTACAATTAGTCATCTGGGATCTAGCGTTGCGAGTATAATTTATGAGTCAATTAATATGTAACCTACCGAACACGAAAGTGTATGTTAGAAAAGAATATCTCAGAGATGGTAAAGATGGACATGGTGAATTTGTAGAAGGTCATTGGGTAACTGCTAAAAGTATTCCTGGTAGAGCCTTTTACTTTGAAACCTTTTTACCAGAATACGGTGCAGTGTATGATAAACTACCTATTACTGCTTTTGTATCGTCACCTGAGACACCAACACCTGATTACGATTTACCTAATCTACAGTTTTGGAATTGTATGGATTATGGAGTTACTTGTATATACAAACAATTCATCGGTAGTATGGACTTTGAAGTATTTACAAGGACGCACGATATTGTAAAAGGTACTTATATGTTTACTTTAGATAACTATCATGTAAATACTGATCAACCTGATTATTCAACAGCAGAAGTACCTGCAGAACATAAATCATTTAATATTATTGAATTAGAAAACGGACAATATGCATTATACCCTAATAATAGGATGAGAGTTTATGATAACTCTTTAACCCCTCAAACTCCTAAAACTCCTGACTTCATGGTTAGTACAGAATTTTATCAAGTTGAAAATGGTTACGAATATCGTTTAGGAGATACTGATGAATATTTCTGGAAAACTAAAGATAAAGGAATTAAATAAATATCTATGGAAATATTATTATATATCGTTGTTTTTGTAGCAGGTATCGTTACCGGTGCTTTAGTTACACGTAACAACTTGGAAGAAGTTAACAAAGTGGTTGAAGATGCAAAAGAGTTAGCTGCTAAAGCAGAAGCAGAACTTGCAGAGTTTAAAGCTAAGCAAAAGAAGCCTCCGGTTAAAAGAGGTAGAAAACCTGCTGCTAAAAAATAATCACTTTTTCACCCCTTAGATTGTCTCTTAGAGCATCTAAGCCCCCTACTAGCTGCGGTTAGTAGGGTTTTTCTTTCTCTGTTATAAGTTCTTTTTTATTTTTATCTATAATATGACGTTCTTGAATTAATATTTTTAATTTCATATCCAGTCTTATCATATCATTATCTAGAGCTTGTATTTGTTTTTTAAGTTTACCTAAAGAAGCTCCAGCTTTATCTAG